GCCTGCGTTACCCATGGGGTCAGTTCTCCGGGGATCGCTCTCCGGGCTGGACTGTATCTTCCGGATTCGGAACCGAGTTCAAACGCCGAATGGCCTGGATCAGTTTTCGCCTTCGCCCGGGCTGGTTCACCGTATTGCAAAAGCCGATCGCAAGAAGACACTGGCCGCGTTTGATCTTGATGTGTGGCAAAACGGCTTTGAGGATCTCTCGCCGGTGCTCCGTCGGTGGGTACCACTCGAAGTGAGGTCGCCGCCCATAGACACGCGGCTCCCGCCATCGCCATCGCCCACCGAAGTTCTCTACGAGCCACTGGAGAAGTACCTCGCTACAGTTCGAGATCCCCACGATAAGCTGGGAATCATCGACACCGTTTCGCTCTCGGTCTGTTCCGCTGATGTGCCCTTCGCCATCCAGCATTGCGGCGAGATAGGCGGCATCTCGAACTCGAATCTTGGGCAGCGCACGAGTCTCTGAGGATTCCACTTGTCCTGGTCTTTCCTGCGGATTGCCCGCACCTCGTGATTTTCACGGCCCTGGGGCTCGTACACTCGGATACGCCGGGGTTCCCGCATATAGCTGCCAACTTTACTTGGGACCATCCCTGTGTCGTTTAATCCCAAGGGTCCACGTTCGTAATCAGGTCCAACAGGTCCTCTCGGTTGGCTCCCGCTCCCGCGAGAAAGCCGAACCCATAGACCCCAAAATTGCCGGGAACAGCCATCCTTGGCTCTTCCTTTCAGTTTTTGCTTACGGCCCACCCTCCGGACCAAACATTTCCGGATTCTGTTGTGCCAAAGCCCACCCGATCGTCTCGCGCCAAAGCGGTGCGGAGTGCCCAGACTTCGCCAGATTGATAAGGCGCTGGTAATCCTCGTCCGGGAGATCGTTCGGCGAGCCCTTCGACTGCTTCTGCGTCCGCGCCGTCGCCTGAGAAGGCTTCGTCACGGCCGCATCCGCCATCTTGGACTGCGCCGTCTCCACACGCTGCTGGCCCTGAGCTTCGAGTTCGGCCTGACGCGTTTGGGCTATTTGGCGCTCAAAATTGAGCCACGCGACCTCGCGAGCGAGCAGATATTGACCATCTGCCTCTGCCCGATCGACCTTGGCCTTCAAATCCGGCACGCTCTCGACGAACTGCTGCATCTCCTCGAAGCGTTCCCCGTACTGGGGAAACTCCTTCAGGATCTGCTGGTCCGCCTGGACGCGCTGGGCTGCGGGGCCAAAGGTCTTCTGGATCGTTTCCTGGACAATGGCTCTCATGGCCGCCTCCAGGGGCTCCTTCGGAACACCAATCGCCGAGAGATCATCGAAGGGATTGGTCGTCGACTCCGGGCGCTGGGGCGCAAACTGAGAGCGAAGGCGAGCGAGTTCGGCCTGCGCCGACGCTGCCTCTTCCTTCGCCTCGCGTGCGTACCGCCGCGTCTCGTGGAGCCCACGCTCTGCCTCTTCGAGACTCTTGTACTGCCCGAACACGAGATCAGGCTTCGCAGGAGCAGGAGGACTGCTCGGTGCGTCCGCCCCTTCTACGGCCGGTGTGCCGGATGGCGGCTCCACTGGCTTTCCGTCTTCCTTCGGCTGGGCCGGAGGCGCGGAGGGATCGTTCAAGAGCGGCTGCCCCGCCCGATAGCGATCCCCACCGGTCCCTTCGAGAGCCTCGTCCCCGATTGCAGAGAGAAGCTCCGTCGCGAGGGCTACGGCGTCGTTCTGGTCACCCGTTGCCATTCAATGTCTCCTTCCCCGGTCCGGGATGCCCGCCACCGAAGAGTGGGACTACCTTCTGAAATTCGGCTTCTTCCTTGTCGGCTTGGGCCGATTCCAGGACTGCGCGATTCATTTCTTGATCGGGCCACTCGATCGCCCACTTCAGTGCCTGGATCTGTCCTCGAATGAAGTCGTCGGGGACGGCGTCCTTCCGGGCTTGGCTCGGATTGACAAGCTGGGCGTAGAGGCCACGCACCTCTTCGACGATCTTCGCCTTGTAAAGTCCCTCCCAAGCTCGATTCATCAGCATCGAAGCAAGAGCCTCATGTTCCGGAGAGAGCGCCACTACTGGATCCCTTGCCCCGGGTAAACGGGAAGCTCCCCGGGAGCCAAGACACCACCGGGCGTCCCCGGGATCGCACGCTGCTCTTGCTTCATCATTCGGTAGGGGCCAACGTCGCCCGGCCCACCTTGCGGCGGCCCTTGGCCCGGTCCCATCTGCGCGGGACCAGCGCCTTGCTGCGCCTGCGCGCCTCCCTGAGCCTGCTGGAGCATCGCCATCTGCTGGGCAGGGCTTGCGAGTAACTCGTTCACGTTGTCGATCTCGAACTCGCGGAAGATCTGACGGAAGAAGGCGATCCAGTTGACGGCCGAAGCGACCATCGGATTGACACTCGCCGCCTGCATCAGGAAGGTCAAGTTCTGCTGGCGGCCCGCCCGGTTCAGCGCCGACGTCGCGCCCGTGGCGTGAGCCTCGTAGTTCGGCACCAAGTCCCAGCCCGAGACCATCTGCCGGGTCGCGGTCGGAATGGGCTCCCCGGTGTCGGGATCTGTGTTCGCCCGGTCCCCCAGGATGAAGACCTCACGGGGCTTCGTCAGGAACTGCCTATTGAGGTCCACGAAGGCGTCTGCCAGGGGTTCTAGGAAACTTTCCTCGAACAACCGACTCTCCATGAGGAGCCGGGTCGCGACGGCCTCAGACCGCCCCAGAAACTCCCGTGCGGTCTGGCGCTGGCCCCCACCGCCCTGTACCGTGTCTTCCACGATCCCACTGCCCTGCTGCATCCAGCGCCAGACCTGTTCCGTCATCCCCGTGCCCATTTGCATGCCCTGGAAGTTCGGCGTCACCGCCTGAACCGACTCCCCGGGGACGCCATCCAAGCCAATGAACCGCCCCGGCTTCATCAGGAGATTCCGCGTGTTGAGTCCAGAGCGGGTGTTGTAGAAGAAGGCGGGGTCGATGAAGATGTCGAGCGCATCCAACTGCTGATTCGTGAACCGGTTCGCCACGATCTGGAGCTTCTTTGCGACCTCGGCCTTTCCGGCGGCGAAGAAGAAGTGCGGGTCGGGCATCGGGGAATAGGCCATGAAGGGCTTCTTCCCGCCCCAGAGTGGAATCGGCCGGGTACGTAAGCGGTAGCGCCCGTTCGCAATCGAAATGACGCGGCTCACCACGCCATCGTCGGCGAGTTCGCTCGGTACTTTGCCCCACATATGCAAGATCTCGATGGGGCGTGCGTACTTCTCGCGCAGCCGGGCCTCGTTGTCGTAGATTGTGCGGCCCTGGGTGCGCCAGTTCTTGTAGTCGTCGCCAGCGGTGTAGGCACCGGCACCGTCTCGTTCCATCCGATCCACTTCATCGGAGTCGAAGACGGACTTTCCAAAGATCGAGGGCTTCGTGAGAAGCCGTATATCATCCAGGTCCATGTACTCGCGGGTAATGAACCACTGCATGTCATCGATCATGCGAAACGAGGGCTGCGGAAAGAGGTCGAGGCAGTCCAAGACCTTCCAATCCGGCCCGTCGAAGAGCACGGTGCGCTGCTTTTTCATCGTCTCGACGATCCGGCCGGTCAGCGGGAGGACCGTGACGTCGAGGACTTCCATGTCCTCCTCGGTATGATTCCAGCCGTACTGGATCACGGCCGTTCCGTAGAGGTCCGCGCTCAGAAACGTGTCGTAGCCCTTCTTGAAGCTCGAACAATCGCGCATCTGGGCCGAAATCAGGGCCTCGCGCTTCTTCGAGAGCGCCGCATCGCCCGGGTCATAGCCCACGAAGCGCACAATCGGCCAATCGCCGAAGCTCGTGCTCGTTTTCCGGGCCACGTCGCTCTGGATCGTCGAGAAAATGAGCGGAATGTGGACATTGTTCTTGTGCGGAGAGAATCGACCGGTCAAAACGCCCCGGTAGAGGTCGTACAACTGCGGAAATTCGCGCCGAATGCCCGTAAAATGCTGCTCGGAGAGCGCCTTTCGCTCCAGGACCATGTTCACGTCCTGTTCGAGGCGTCCTCGGGGGGTCTGTGCGCGCTGGATGAGGGTTGTTGCCAACCGATTCAGGCCCCTCCCTGGGCCAAAACCAGCCTGCCTGCCGCGCATCCTACGGTAAATCTATGCCGCGCAACAACTTTTTTGCTGAATCTGCCCTATCGGATGGGCATCCAAGCCCTATCCCATGATCCGAGTCAAACCTGGAAAGATCCATACCCTCTGTGCGACCTGCGAACGAGGGACGGTGACCAAACGGGAGGACGGTACGGAGTTCGCCTACTGCTCCCTGATGCAGCGGCATCTCCCGTTCGCCGTCTCCGAATGCACCGACTGGGAAGCGAAGGGCACGATGAGCCGCTACGAGATGGAAAAGATCGCCTGGATCATCGATCCGAAGCCGGGCATCGGCTTCATCAAGCCTCGCACGAACCGCCACCGCGAGCTTCGCAATGAAGACTAAGAGCATCTCGGCGCGGCTGGCTGTCATTGAACGCGAAATGAATAGCGAGCGATGCGGCCAATGCGGATCGCCATTGGGGGAGCCCTCGCCGGGCGCATGGAGAAAAGATATCTGTCAAATCGCCCAGGAGATCGAGGAGTTGGCGGCGCAGATGCGAGGACAACTTGTTTGGTCTCGCTTTGAGGCCGTCGAGCAGGAAGTTACCGAGTGGGCCGACGCCCTCGCCTCGAAGCCGGAGGGAACGTGAGCCAGTTCAAAGCGATCGACGATAACTGCTTCCCTGTCTGGTCTCCGGTCCTTGGACACTGCTACGCGACCGTCGCCCCCAGGAAGTCCCTTTGGCTCTGGGGCGCAAACCAGGGCATCGGGCTCACCCACTTCGGAGACTGGCGCGTCGGCCCTACCGCTGCCACTCGTCCCGCTCCATCCACTCCCCCACCTTCTCCCCATGCTGCTCGTCATACAGCGCCCGCACGTCCTCGGGCGTCAACGCTCTCCCCAAAATATCATCGCCCGGCTGCGTCGGATACCCGCCCTCGTACGGTGCCTCCTTCCCCTCGGGCAACGAAAGCATCGGCTGGTACACCTCGGGCGCAAACACGTCCGCCGCAGCATCGGCCCAATCGTCGTGGGCACTGATCCCCAATCGCACCATCTGCGCAATCAACTTCTGCGCCCCCGGTGCCGACTTCACCACCTTCACATGCCCATCCACCCAGAAACTTGCCGCATCGGTCATCCGCCGCATCTTGTGCCCACGACGGTTGCCCCCTCGCGTGAACGTCACCAAGGGCGGCATACGCCGGGCCTCACTCCCGGCAAACGCACTCCTAAGCGCCTGCTCCCAGGTCCCTTCCTTTCCACCGAACTCCCGCTCGTCCGTCATGCACCGCACCCGACGGCCCTTCTTTCGCTGGTGCAACACAATCTCCACCAACTTGTCCGTGAAGTCCTCCACTCTCCACGTATTGCTCCCGTATCCCTCCAGGTAATACACGTCCCCGTTCCCTCTGGGGTCGTGACCAAACACGATGATCACACTCTCGTCACCCGTCGCACGGCTCTCGTGACTCTTGAACGCGGTGTCCATATGCACCGTGATGACCAACCCGCTCGGAAGCTCCTTCTCCTCCAGCCACAACTGGTCGATCTGCTCCTGGGTGAGCGCCATGTGCTCCCCACTTCCAGGCTCGTTCATCATCTGCGCCGCAAACTTAACCGAATCGCTTTCCTCGTACCGATCCAACTCATGCGTGGGCCACATCTCAGAAAAGATCGACTCACCGCCCGCGCCGCGCGCCTGGAGATAATAAACATCCCACTCCCCCGTCTCCTTCACCTCGATCGCGCTCCCGCTCGGAGCCTTCATCCCACTCCAACTGCGCACGCCCTCCCTCGGAAGGAACGTCCCAATGATGTCGTTGTCGCGATACCTTGTGAGCGAGAGCATGAAAAACGAGTCACTACGAAACGCAGGTCTAAGGGCACCCATCGAATCGTTCACCGCCTGGATCCACGTCCCCGACTCCTTGATCTTCTCCTCCGAGATCGGATCGTCGTAGACGCCCCAATCCGGATGCATTCCCGTAATCCCTCCCTCCACACCCCACGTACTGAAACTCGGCTCCGTTCTCCCCATCGACTTCCGCGCCGCGTGTACCACACTGCCCGCTGTCCAGGGGCGGTCCGCGCTATACCAATTCCCATACAACCACGTGAACAAGGCATACGGATCCGACCCGTCCATCACCGACTTGATCGGCGACAGAAACCCATTCGCCTTCGTCACAATCTCCGAGCCAATCATCGCCGACATGTCGGGATTTCTAAGCTGCGCCCAGAGGGTGAGCGCCTTCGTCGCGAGGAGCGACTTCCCAAAACTACGCGGAATCACTAATGCCAACTTCGTGCGCCGCTTCTCTCCTGCTTGTCTACGCCGCTCCCACTCCTCCACGTGCCCCTGCAACCACAGGCAAATCGGATGGTGCAGCCGCTCCGTTAACCACCGGTCCTGCGGATGCTGCGCCATGTACCGCTCCGCTCCCCACGCCACCCGAAAGAAATCCCAAAAACTCCTCCGACACACATCCGCCCAAAACTCCCGCTCCGCGTCTAACGCCCACTCAATCTTTTCCGAAGAGCCGCCGGTACGCCTCATTCACCGCCTCCACCCGCCCCCACGCTTCCTCCCGACTCAACGGCGGCCCATGCCCCACCACCTGCATCTGCCCTAACCGCCCCTCCAATCTATCCAACGCACTCAACGCCTGCACCTTCACATCCGCCCTCGGCTCTACTCTTGCCAAATCCGATAAGAAACTCCTCCGCTCCTCCACCGTCATAGGCACTCCACTCCCCACCGTCGACATCTTCTCCACCAACTTCCGCGCCTCCCGCTGCGTCCTCTCCAACGCCTCCGGACTCCGCGGCGGCCTCAAAATCTTCCCCGCTCGCACCATCCGCCCCCGTATGGTGCTCACCAACACCCGACTCACGTCAAACCGATCCGCAATCTCCTGCGCCGTCGGCATCTGCCCCGCCGCCTGCTGCTCCAGGATGTAAGCCTCAATCTCCTCCCGCCGCTGCTTCTGCGCCCATGCCAGCCCATACCCCCGCTTCACGTGCGGCATCGCTTCCCCCTCCCCCGCCTACTACCACCCCCACCCCCCACCCTACCACCCCTCCCGGAGCTTGGCCCAGTACCAGTCTCCCCGCCTACAGTCAAAACTGGTGCCGGGGTGAGACTGGGGTAAAGAACGTCCGTTTCAGCGCGGGTGGGGTCGTGGGGTGGTCGTTCCAGGCCAGTCTGAGGCTGGGAGCAGCGTCTCCAGGCTTCAATCTGACGCATGGAACGCCGGTACTCATTACGCCACAATGGGATAGGGAGTCTTACCGTAGTTGACATAATGCCTATTACGCGACATGAGAGGCTGTAAGTCTATGTCTTCCAACGGAGTAGCCAGTAAGACTGGTAATTTCTTATCAAGCAGTTTGGTATTTGGAGACTGGTAACTGGTAGTTATGACTGGTACTTACAGACTGAGACTGAGACTGAGACTGAGACTGAGACTGAGAGGCTATAGGCTGGTAGTAACAGGCTGAGGCTATAGCACTTACCCTCACGGAGCAGTGTGAGACTATAGGCTGAGACTATAGGCGGCTACGTGAGGCTGAGACTGGGAGTAGTAGCGTAATAGGCTGAGGCTGCACTAGTTAGGCTATAGTCTCAGGCTAGAGCCAGACGTAAAGCCACCGGCTCGCTTCGCTCGCCCCGTCCTAACGTCGTTAGTCTACATGGGTTCAAGAGCATAGTCAAGGGGAAAGTGGAAAATGCAGTGTGGGAGCGGAGAAGCGGCCGGGCTTTTTGCCCCACGAGATCGGGCCTTTTGCCCCAAAACTGGGTGGCTCGATCTGGCCACGGTGTTGCGGCGCAACAAGTTAGCGATCGGCACGCGGGTTGCGTTGGGTCGGCTGGCGTCGGCCGGATCGGCCGGTCGGCTAGGTCAACGCAAGCGAGAGAGAGGCCCTGAATGCCGCATCCTGCGAAAGTTACGCCAGACGTTCCCGTCACCACGCTGCCGGAAAAGGCGAAGAAACCGCAAGGCAACGTGCGAGGGGAAATGGGAACCGATGGCAAGGTGCATCTCGTGATTGACCCGGCAGTTACGCTGGGCAAGAGTGAGACCGGCAAGACCTGGATCGTGGCCAAAGCGATCCGGCCCATTGCCTTGCCGGGCGGGTTATTCGCGGTCGTAACCGTCTACCGCTACGACAGTTAGCAAGGCCGAAACCGGGCGCATGGATGCCCCGGTCCTACCGTGACGCGGTAGCCGATGAGGCCCAGTAGCATCGGAACGAAAGGAGCCTAACGTGTTCCAGGACAAGCCTTTATGTCTCAGAATCGGTCCGGGTTGGCTCTTGACGCCCGCCGAACAGGAGCGCGCCAAGCAGGAAGAACGCGACGCGCTGCAACGCCTTGTGGCATCTGCAATTCGCTCCATTTCCGCGTAAGCCTCGCAGCGACGCGGCCAAGGTCGCGCAAGCGAGCAGCGGCATCGGACCCCGGGAAGCCAGACCATCGGCTCCGGGGTTCCGGCTTTTCGCTCCAAGGCCCGCCAGACCGCATTAGCGGGCTTTAGGGCGACGATCGGGCCGGACCGGTAGTCCGGCATGGGTCGGGCTCCGATCGTGGCTTGTACGGCCTCTCATGCGGTCCGAGGGGCAGAAAATCCGAACCTCGCGAGCGGGTCGCGCATCTCAGCCGGGGTCGCAGATCGGCCCGCCCGCCAGAATCGCGCGGAAGGCATCTGGCGCGCCCCACAAGCGACGATCGCGGGTCGCCGGTAGATCGTTGGATGGGTCGGGCGGAAAAGTGGCTCAGACGGGCTCGCGCTCGTAACGGCACCTGCACACGAAAGGGACGCATGAAGCTGGTCATTCGGACATGCAAAGACTGCGGCCAAGAGTGGCAGGAAGCAGAGGGGCCACAGCGTGGGGTGTGCGCGTGCCGCCTTGTGTGCTATCGCCCGGCTCCCATCGTATCCCTGAAGCCTCGCAGCATTCTTGCGTATCGCGTGAAGCAGGAGCCTAGCAAGTGAAGATTCTGGACAAATACACAATCCGTATCGCCGATGCCGGGCCAGTGCTCTATACCGGCAAGGGAGAGCGTATCGGTCTGCTCGAAGCAGTCATCCCGGCGGAAATCCGTGTTATCGAGCATGCGATTCTCACGTTCAAACGGCGACATAAGAAACTGCGCAAGCTGGACGGTACGTTCCAAGTCTCCGCGCGGCGATTCGCTCACTTCGAGCAGAAAGGCAAGCAATGCACGGTCTACCAACTAGCATGAGCATTTGGGTCTACTTTTCCATTGGCCTTGCACTAGGGATTCTAATCGGGATGTGGGCAGCATTCACGATACGAGACGCAGCGAGCGATGCACGGTCTGCCAGCTAGCATGAGCGACAAACAGGAACAACACGATCCGTCATGCGCATATCGGCACGACGCACCGTGGATGTGCGACTGCCGGACTTACTTGGAAGGGGAGATACCGCGTGCGTGGCTCCGGGAATTGGCGGATATGGCCAAGTTTCTCCGTGAAGGACCGTGTAGGAATCACGTACTCACGGCAGACCAAGCAGAGAAGTGGGCCGCTATCCTGCAATTTCTGAGCGAAGCGGAATGATTCTGGTATTCGGGTCATTCTCTGTCGCGGCGGCGCATATCGCGCTTGTGCTACTCGTGATTGGAATATCCCGAATATGCCTTTGGATTCTCACGCGCCGTAACTAGCTGTCCCCTGCACCACAACCCGGCAAGGATGCCGCTCGGATGAGAGGAGCATCCTAATGCCGAACGATCCCACGTTTCGTTGCATCAAGCCGCGATGTGAACGCGAGCCATACTGGCAGAATCCGCGCTCCCGCAAGCGGTACTGCTTCGAGCATTTTCGTCTTGCGTTCTTGGCGTGCCATGGCTGCCACCAAGCCTTCCTACGGCGCAGTCTGCATGATGTCACCGGTCCCAGGACGCTCGCCAGCGATCCCCAAGCGAAGTTGTGGGCTTGTACCGCTTGCAAGCCTCGCTACATGAAAACGTGCGGCGATTGTGGGTCATTGATCCATTCCGAAATCTTCTACGCGAATGGTGGGTGGTGCGATGCCTGCAATGCCAACATGACCAGGTGCCGCCGGTGTGAAGTCCGGATAATACTGCCGCGTGGCCATGACCGAGAAGGACCATTACCGCTTTGTGGTGGGTGCCGTTCTCGCCTTCCGATTGTACTCGACGACACAACATACACGCGGAATCCATTCCTACGGAAGATCGGCTTTGAACTGGAATTTCTCGTTCCAGGCGGCCTGCCGACGCATTTGGATATGTCGCCTTACGGTGTCTTGAAGCATGACGCTTCTGTCAAGAACGAACACTCCCAGCGCGGCAAAGCCTACGAATATGCATCGCATGCTGCGCGTGGTGATCGGGCGTTAGAACTAGTGCGTGATGTCTGCTTGCTATTCCGGCGGCATCACGGCTTTGTGAACGCATCGTGCGGTTTCCACGTGCATTTGGACATGAGCGTAATGTCCAGCGCGCAGCGCGATGCTATCCTAAAGTGGTGGGGCTACTTCGAGCAAACGATCTTCTCGTTTGTTCCCGTCTCCCGTCACGGGAATCGCTTCTGCATGCCGCGCAGTCAAATCCCACAAGACAACCGCTACTACGCACTGAACGTAGCGGCCTTGAGCAAGTGGGAAACGTACGAAGTAAGACTTCATCCCGGCACCTTGAATCCGGAGAAGGTCCGGAATTGGATGCTTTTTCTCTTGTACGCCTTCCAGGCTTGGCAGGATGCGCCAGCCCCGCCGAAGCGGAACTACTACGCTCGCCCCCGCTTGGTGGAACTGTTCCAAATGCTGCGCATGCCGCTCTATCTGCGGCGCTATCTCGTGAAGCGAGCGCGAGAATTTGCGCATTTCAATTTCGCCAAGGACACACCACCACCACGGATTCGGCAGGCGATGGTAGAACAGGCGAACCTGTAAGCAGACCGTCCGGAACCACCGCTTCAATGGCTCCATGACAATCGTCGCACCGGGGGAACTAGCTAATGTGTTCCATCGCAGGATTTATCTCGCAAAAGCCTCTTCCGCACACGGCGGAATTGTGTGCCGCGCTCTTGTACTACGGCCAGCCCCGAGGAAAGCAATCGTCCGGTATCTGGACGAATGCCGAAGGCCCCGGCGGATACGTCTACAAGCGGGCGATGGAGCCGATTGCCTTCATTCAAGACGCATCGTTCCATCAAGTCGCCAAGCCCGCGACGATGGCGCTCGTGCATACACGACAGCCGACGTGCGGGAGTCGATTGGACGATGGAGCGCAACCGTTTCACGGCGAGAAA